GACGCTGAAGCTACGGTCAATGTCAAGTGGAAAGAACTTGATACGGTTGCAAAGGCGGCAGGGGTTCTGAAACTTTCTGAGATCGCCTTCATCGGAAACGACGGAACAATCTCTCTGTCTGCCGTCGACTCAAAGAACCCCACCGCTGACTCGTATAGCGTGGTGATTGCTGAGAACGTCAGCGTTCCTGACTTCAGGATGCTCATCAAGGTTGAGAACCTGAAGCTCATGCCTAACGACTATGAGGTCGCGCTTTCGACCCGTGGTCTTGCACATTTCAAATCCACGAAAGTGGAATACTACATCGCCCTAGAAGCCAAATAAGGAGTACAATATGGAAGCCCAACTTACTATCAACGACATCGCAGCGGCACTTCAAGTGATCGACATCGTCACTTCGCGTGGCGCATTCCGTGGAGATGAACTTTCCCAGATCGGCGCACTTCGCGACAAGTTTGCTGCATTCGTTCGTGCATCGCAGGAAGCACAAGAGGCTGCTGAAAAGGCAAAGCAGTCCGAAGAACTTACGGTTGACACTTCAGCCGCTCAGTGATAGACTAAACTTCTGGGCACAGGGGTTGTCTCTGTGCCCATTTTTATTATGAATGGAGTGAACATGCAAGAATTTCTCTGGGTACAAAAGTACCGTCCGCGTACCGTAGCCGATACCATTCTTCCGAAAGCTTTGAAGGATACGTTCCAGAAGTTTGTCGACGACAAGAACGTTCCAAACCTGTTGCTGTCTGGTCGTGCCGGTGTTGGTAAGACCACCATCGCAAAGGCCATGTTGGATGAACTCGGTGCAGACTATCTCACCATCAACGGATCTATGAACGGTAACATCGATACCCTTCGTGTCGACATTGCAAACTTCGCATCGACCGTGTCGTTCTCGGGTGGACGTAAGTACGTCATCCTTGACGAGGCAGACTACCTAAACGCAAACTCTACCCAACCCGCCCTTCGTAACTTTATGGAAGAGTTCTCGAAGAACTGTGGGTTCATCCTGACCTGCAACTTCGCAAACCGTATCATCGAACCTCTCCACTCTCGGTGTTCGGTCGTTAACTTTACCATCAACGCTGCCGATCGTCCTAAGTTGGCTTCGCAGTTCTTCAAGCGTACGTGCGGTATCCTTGACGCAGAGAACGTAGAGTATGAACAGAAGGCTGTTGCCGAACTGATCAACGTATACTTCCCGGACTGGCGTCGAGTTCTGAACGAACTTCAGCGTTATGCGGCTACTGGACGCATTGACTCAGGCATTCTAAGCAACAAGGGTGCAGAGTCCATGGAAGCTTTGATCGAGATGATCAAGGGCAAACGCTTCAATGACGTTCGTAAGTGGGTCGGAGAGAACAGCGACATCGACTCGTCTACCCTGTATCGCTCGTTGTACGACCTTCTTCCGGGTAAGCTTCGTAGTCCAAGCTCTGTGGCCGATGCCATCATCGTCCTTGCAGAGTACGAATACAAGGAAGCCTTTGTGGCAAACCCTGAGATCAACCGTATGGCAGCACTCGTCACGCTGATGGCCGAACTGGCTGATTGGAAGTGATATGGGAAACTGGATCAAAGCTCTCATAGCTTCTTACAACAAACCCAAGCTGGTGTGCTTCCTATGTGGTAAAGGTGTATCAGAAGACAAGTGCACCGAGGTGATCTATCGTTATGGAGAAGGAAGTGGTTTTACTGGAACTGCTATCCTTTGCCCGAAGTGCGGGGAAAAGATCAATGATACAGGTAAGGATGAAGACTATGTCGACGCCGTTTGAGTACGTAGGAAGTATCCTAGACACCAAAGAAAACATGATGCGAGGGACGGAAAACGACCAGTTGGCCGAGAACGGATACAATCCGTGGCTTACCAACATGGCGTTGTCTCAACACGAAGACACGTTGCTTATTGCCAACCTCGTAAACCAAAACCATCATCTGCCGAAACGCGCTCAATACGAGCTTCTTATAAATATTGTTAGACCGAAGAAGCGACAATTTAAAAAGTGGGCTAAGAGTACGGCTGATGAAGATCTGAACCTTATCTGTGAAACCTATGAGTGTAACAGAAACGTTGGAAAAGATTACCTAAAGTTGCTTTCGCCCGAACAAATAGAATTGCTGAGAAAACAGCAACAAAAAGGTGGAACAAAATGAACATAATCGACGATCTTGTAGAGGTAGAGTTACCATCTCAAGATTCTTTTCTTAAAGTGAAGGAGACATTGACTCGTATCGGCGTTGCTTCAAAGAAAGATAAGATTCTATACCAATCATGTCATATCTTGCACAAGCAAGGTAAATACTACATCGTGCATTTCAAGGAACTATTCATCCTTGACGGTAAGGCTAACTCACTCTCGGACGAAGACAAGGCACGTAGAAACACCATCGTGAACCTGCTCGAAGAGTGGAACTTGGTGAAGACCGTTAAGCCTTCAATGGTAGAAGACCCGGTTGCACCACTATCTCAGGTGAAGGTACTGCCGTTCAAGGAAAAAGACGGGTGGACCCTGACCGCCAAATATTCAATTGGTAAGCGAAAATAGTTGACAAATTTCGCATGTTAGTGTATAAATAAAAGCGGGATGCCTTATGGGTCCCGCTTTTTTCCTTGCTATTATTGGAGGCAAACATGACAAACACCTATGACCCATTCTCAGTGGGATTCGACCGCATTGCTGATATGATGACTCAGATTCAGAAACAGACGGTCAAAGCTGTAACCTATCCACCATACAACGTCAAGAAAGCTGGAGATAACACATACGTTATTGAGATGGCCGTTGCTGGATTTGGTAAGCAGGATATTGAGATCACCCTCGAAGAAAACCTTCTGAAGATCGACGGTAACGTTAAGCGTGATGCCGACGACGAGAAGAACTACCTGTTCAAAGGTATCGCCGAACGTCCGTTCAGCCGTACGTTCACCCTCGCCGACACGGTTGAGATCAAGAACGCAGAGCTTCTCAACGGTATGCTCCGCGTGTGGCTTGACAACCTAGTGCCAGAAAAGAAGACTAGAAAGGTCGACATCACCGAACCGGCTGAGAAGCCAAAGGGCGGTGACTATGGTTACCTAACAGAATAAAATTTGATCTAAAAATCTTAGGGGTCTTCGGACCCCTAAGTTGTTGACACTGGATGCGTCTCAGTGTATACTAAACTATTATCTGAATGAGGAGTATTCATGTCGTTTTATACGTCTGTCCACCGTATGGGTGGAAACATTTTATATCGTGGTTACAATGATCAAGGCGCAAGAATACATGAGAAAGTAAGGTTTAGTCCTACGTTCTATCTCAAGACTCAAGACGGAAAATCAAAGTCCGGTTGGACGACACTCGACAACATTCCTGTCGAGCCTATGAAGTTTGAGTCGATTAACGACGCCAAAGAGTTTATCGAGACGTATAAAGACGTCGACAACATGACGGTGTATGGTAATACCAACTACGCGTCACAGTTCATCGCAGAACGGTTTCCGGGCGACATCAAGGTCGACATGCGTTTTATTGCTGTAGGAAACATCGACATTGAAGTCCAATCAGACGATGGCTTCCCACATCCAGAACAAGCAAAGTTTCCTGTTACGTCGATCACAATGAAGAACTCCAAGTCTTCGATCTATCACGTTTGGGGACTAAAGCCATACGACGCAAGTAAAGCGACAGGCATTCCGGAAGGATGTATGGTTCGATACGTCAAGTGCTGGGATGAACAAGAACTGTTGATGAAGTTCTTGACCTACTGGGAAGAGCACTACCCCGACGTAATCACTGGTTGGAACGTACGACTGTTTGACGTTCCGTATCTGGTCAACCGTATCTCTCGGGTTCTTGATGAAACCTGGGCAAAGAAACTTTCTCCATGGAACGTACTCAACTATCGTCAGATCAACGTCAAGGGTAAATCGCTCGACGCGTATGAGATCTATGGCGTTATGCAACTCGACTACATGGATCTATTCCAGAAGTTTGGTTATGTGTATGGTCCTCAAGAGTCGTACTCACTCGATCACATCGCGCACGTGATCCTTGGTGAACGTAAGCTGTCGTACGAAGAGTTTGGTTCGCTCCACAACCTCTATGAGCAAGACCATCAGAAGTTCATTGACTATAATATTCGAGACGTGGTTCTAGTTGACCTGATTGAGAAACAAACCGGCCTTCTTGAGTTGGCGCTGATTATTGCTTACAAGGGTGGCGTAAACTATCCTGACACGTTGGGTACGACCGCCATCTGGGACTCCATCATCTATCGATACCTGAACACGAAGAAGATCGCAATCCCACCGTCTGAAGAAAAGTTCCGTCCCGAGTATCCGGGCGGATACGTGAAGGATCCTGTCGTCGGTCGTCACGAGTGGGTTGTGTCCTTCGACTTGAACTCTCTGTATCCTATGACGATTGTCCAATACAACATGTCGCCCGAAACGATCGTTACCAACTGTCCTTACAGTATGCCAAACGACGTGGATCATTACCTAAAGGGTGCAAAGCTTCCGAAAGAGATCAAGGAACTGAACTATGCCGTTGCTGCAAACGGCGTTATGTTCCGTAAGGACAAGCAGGGGTTCTTGCCTGAAATCATTGAGTCGTACTACGCAGAACGTAAGGCGATCAAGAAGAACATGATCGGGGTCAAGCAGAAGTACGAGGCGACCCATGACGAGTCGCTCAAGCGAGAGATGAACCAACTCGACAACTCTCAGCAGGCAATTAAAATTCTGATGAACTCGCTCTATGGCGCTTTGGGTAATAAATACTTCAGGTACTTCGACATCCGCATCGCTGAAGGCATCACCCTATCCGGACAACTTTCCATCCGTTGGGCTGAAAAGCACATGAACCTTGCGATGAATAAGATCATGAACACGACTGCGATCGACTACGTGATCTACATGGACACCGACTCTCTGTATGTGAAGTTCGAACCCATGATTAAACAGGTCAAACCAAAAGACCCCATCGCCTTCCTCGACAAAGCCTGTGACCAAAAGTTTGAAAAGGTCCTTGAGGAAGCCTACGCGGTTATGTTCGACCAACAGAACGCGTTCAAAAACACCATGGCCATGAAGCGGGAAGCAATCGCAGACGCAGGTATCTGGACAGCAAAGAAACGATACATCCTTAACGTTCACAACTCGGAAGGTGTGCAATACGCCGAACCTAAGTTAAAAATTATGGGCATCGAAGCCGTCAAGTCTTCTACCCCTCAGATCGTTCGGACCAAGTTCAAGGAAGCGTATCGGATCATGCTTTCAGGAACCGAGAAGGATCTACAAAAGTTTGTCTCTGACTTCTACGAAAAGTTCAAAGACCTTGAACCTGAGCAAGTGTCTTTTCCTCGTGGCGTCAGTGAGATCGACAAGTGGCGCGATAAGAACACCATATTTAAGAGTGGTTGCCCTATCCATGTACGTGGAGCCATCATCTACAACAAGTATATGAAGGAGTTGAAGATCCGTGGCGAGGAGTTAAAGAACGGCAACAAGGTCAAGTTCTGTTACCTGAAGATGCCAAACCACACGGGCCAGAACATCATCTCGTTCCCAAACTTCCTACCGAAAGAGTTGAACCTGCACAACTATGTTGACTACAACCGACAGTTTGACAAGACCTTCAAAGAACCGTTGAAGTTGGTGTCTGACGCGATCAACTGGCAACTGGAACACGTTAACACCCTGGAGAGTTTCTTTGGATAACACGCATGACACGTTCGACGATGACTTTGGCTTCTCAACTGTTGACACTGAGGAAGTTCTAGGTTATAGTGTAGAGATAGACTCATTAACAGTTCAAGTAGCCGATCTGACCGGAAGGTTGGATCGGATGTATAAAGCAATCGATAAATTGCTTACAAACTTATCAAAAAATCCTGAGCAAGAGTTGATCAAGTGGCCGGATCGGGTTCGCAAGATCGAACAGTTTAAACTCAAGCTCAACAACATTCGCACAGGAGAAGAATAATTGTCATTAATCGATAGACTCGTAAAGGCGTCAACAATCAAACTCACCGCACCGTTGCTCGACTCAAAGGTGTTCGGTAAAAAGGAAATGATCGCAACGTCGGTACCAATGGTCAACGTTGCGTTGTCAGGTCAAGTGGATGGAGGTCTTCTCCCTGGACTTCTGGTCCTTGCTGGACCTTCCAAGCACTTTAAGTCGGCGTTCGCTTTGCTCATGGCTGCGGCTTATCAGAAGAAGTATGACGACGCAGTCATTCTGTTCTATGACTCGGAATTCGGTACGCCTCAGGCATACTTCGAATCGTTTGGTATCGACATGAATCGTGTTGTACATACCCCTGTAACTAATGTAGAAGAGTTGAAGTTCGACATCGTTCAACAACTCGAAGCCATCGAGAAGAAGGATCATGTGATGATCGTACTCGACTCGATCGGTAACCTTGCATCGAAGAAAGAAGTTGATGACGCGGCTGATGGTAAGTCGGTTGCGGACATGTCACGTGCTAAGCAGATCAAGTCTCTGTTCCGTATCGTTACGCCTCACTTGAACCTGAAGGACATCCCGATGGTCGTGGTTAACCACATCTACATGGAACAAGGACTGTATCCCAAGGCAATCGTTTCTGGCGGAACCGGTATCTACTTGTCTGCAGACAACATCTGGGTTCTCGGACGTCAACAAGAAAAGGAAGGCACCGAGATCACTGGTTATCACTTCGTGATCAACATCGAGAAGTCTCGTCACGTTCGTGAGAAGTCTAAGATCCCGATTACTGTTATGTTTGACGGCGGTATCGCCAAATGGTCCGGTCTCATGGACGTTGCTGAAGAAGGCGGTTTCCTTCGTAAGCCTAAGGTCGGTTGGTATGAAGCCGTTAACCCCGATACCGGTGAACTGTTGGCCGAGAAGATGTATCGTGCAAAAGAGATCACCAACAACGGTGACTTCTGGAAGAATATGTTTGACAAAACCAACTTCGCTTCTTACATTAAGGAGAAATATACCGTGGCCCAGGGTGACATCATGGGCAAAGACTTGACCGTGCCTGAAACCCTTGATGACGAGGATGAATGAAGTATATCACCGACGGTAAACGCCATCTAGTATGCGATCCGTATTCGATTGAAAATCTTCATCTGATGGCGACTGATCTTGGTATTGGTCGCCATTGGTTTCACAAAAACCATTATGACATCCCAAAACTGCGAATAGCTGAGATAGAAGCTAAATGCACACTCGTCTCTTCAAAAGAGATAGTAAAACTGATTAGAGGTACGTATGATAGAGCAAACAATCCTATCGAGCATGGTCCATAATGAGGACTATGTTCGCAAAGTTCTTCCTTTTTTAAAGGAAGACTATTTTGAAGATCAGAATGAAAAGTTCCTCTACAACACCATCAAGGGATACATTGACAAGTACAATGGTATCCCAACAAAGACTGCGCTAAAACTCGCTATCGACGAGTCTAGTAATCTAAACGAAGAACGTTATAAACAGATCGTGACTGTCGTTAACGACATGACTTATGACGAAAAGACCGACATGGATTGGTTGGTCAACACGACCGAAAAGTTCTGTCAAGACAGGGCGATCTATAACGCGGTTCGTCAGTCTATTCTCGTTCTTGACGGTAAGGTAAAGGAACTCGACAAGGGTTCCATCCCACAACTGTTGAGCGAGGCACTTGGTGTAAGCTTTGACTCAAACATCGGCCACGACTTCCTCGAGAACTACGAGGAACGTTTTGACTTCTACCATCGCGTAGAGGAGAAGTTGGAGTTCGACCTTGAGTATTTCAACAAGATCACGAAGGGTGGCCTGAACAAGAAGTCGTTGTCTATCGCTCTGGCCGGAACCGGTGTCGGTAAGACGCTGTTCATGACTCACTGCGCGTCGGCATCGTTGATGTCCGGTAAAAACGTTCTGTACATCACGATGGAAATGGCTGAGGAACGTATCGCAGAGCGTATCGATGCAAACCTCATGAACACCACACTAGACGATCTTGTCATGTTGGATCGGGCATCTTACATGAAAAAGGTTTCAAAGCTTAAGAACATCACGTCCGGTAAGTTGATCATCAAGGAATATCCTACCGGCTCTGCGAGTGCAAACCACTTCAGGCACCTACTCAACGAACTTCGTTTGAAGAAGAACTTTGCTCCGGACGTGATCTTCATCGACTACCTAAACATCTGTATGAGTTCTCGTCTCAAGGGTGGTGCAAACGTAAACTCGTACACCATGGTTAAGTCCATCGCCGAAGAACTTCGTGGACTTGCTATGGAGTTCAACGTTCCAATCATGTCAGCCACACAGACAACGCGTTCCGGTTATGGCAACTCCGACGTTGAGTTGACGGACACGTCTGAATCGTTTGGTCTACCAGCAACCGCCGACTTCATGTTTGCCCTCATCTCGACCGAGGAGATGGAAAAGCTTGGTCAGCTTATGGTTAAACAGTTGAAGAACCGTTGGGGAAGCACCGATAACCCGAAGCGGTTTATCATCGGAATAGATCGTTCAAAGATGCAACTGTTCGACGTCGAGGAATCCGCTCAGGCCGGAGTTACTGGCGGACCAAAGCAGGTTGAGCAGCAAGACAAACCCGTGTTCGACAACTCGGGTATGGTTATCGATGAAGACTTTGAACCCAAGAAGCTGAACAGCTTCAAGAAAAAGAAACCGAGTTTTGGAGGATTTAACTAATGAGCTACAACGTGAAAGAAAACGCAGGTATCTTCGAGATCATCGAACGTGGAAGTGATCTTGTTGTTGCGAGTAGAAAAAGCAATGAGGAAGCTCGTAAGCTTGCACGCTCATTGAACCTTGGTGCTGGCTTTAACGGGTTTACGCCACCGTTCTTCACATTGAAGTATCCAGACCATGCAAAAGGAAATACCGCTCAAACCTAATTGAGCGGTATTTCACCGTGCACGATACGTGAATGTTGGGCGGAACCCCACCGGCATACTTGATGCGACCCCAACTGTTCCATCTGTGATTTTGTAAGCTACCACACTTGCCTCTACGTTAAAACGTGATTA